GTTTACACTATTGGGAAGTAGGTGAAACTAATATTGATTTAATTGAAGGCCAAGCAGAATATACTTTTTTTAGATCTACAGCTGATGGAACGAGTTCTAGCACAAATGCAACATCTGATGTTTATGGAGTTGCAGATGTCCTTGAAGCAACTTTTAGACAAAATAGAACTCAGACAACTCAATCAGATGCAGCAATGACAAAGATTGATAGATCAACATATTCTAGTCTATCAGGAAAATTATCTAAAGGCACACCGTCACAATATTTTGTTCAAAGATTTATTGATAAAACAACTGTTACTGTTTATCCCTGTCCAGACTCAACAGCTGCATCAAAAGACATGCACATTTTTTTTGTAAAAAGAATACAAGATGTTGACTCTACATACACTGATGCAACAGATATACCATACAGATTTGTACCATGTATGGTTTCAGGTTTAGCATTTTATCTAGCACAAAAATATGCACCAGATAGAATACAAGCTATGAAACTATATTATGAAGATGAATTAGCAAGAGCACTAGCAGAAGATGGATCTTCTTCTAGTACAATAATAACACCTAAAACTTATTATCCAGGAGCGTAATGGCATTTACAAGAGGAAAACACGCAAAAGCAATATCAGACAGATCAGGAATGGAGTTTCCATATAATGAGATGGTTAAAGAGTGGAATGGTCATTTTGTACATAAATCTGAGTATGAAGAAAAACATCCACAGTTAGAATTAAGATCAAGAGCGGGTGACTCTCAAGGTTTAAGAGATGCAAGACCTGCAAGAACAGAAAATGAGGTTGCTGCTATGTTAGGAAATAATCCTTTCTCTATTACTGCAAGCTCTCAGACAATTACAGTAACAGAAATAAATCATGGAAGAAGTTCAAGCGATACTGTAAGATTTAGAAATGTTCGAGGAAGCCCTGGAGGAGTGTCTGCATCTACGTTTGAAAATGCTTCAGGATTTAGTATAACAGTTACAACAACAGATAAATACACTTTTAGTTTAGGGGCAACTCCGAGTGTAACAGAAAAAGGAGGAGGACCGACTGTGTCTGCAGGGCCAGTTAGTCTATCAGCATAATGGCAGGAATAAGTGCATCAGGATTAAAAACACAAATAAGAAGTTACACAGAGGTTAGCTCTACTGTATTATCTGACACTGTATTAGAGAATATTATTTTAAATGCACAATATAGAATTTTTAGAGATGTCCCTATTGATGCAGATAGAAAAACATCTACAGGTAATTTTACATCTGGAACAGGCACTGTAACTGTGCCAGCAGGAGCTGTTTTTATTAGAGCAGTGCAAGTTTATACTGCAACTGGATCTACTTTTACTGGTGCTAATGTATATTTAGAGAAAAAAGATATTACATTTTTAGAAGAATATATTTCAGCAACCACATCCACTGGAACACCAAAATATTATGCAATGTTAGATACAGGGGCAACTGGAGAAAGTTCTTCAAATTCTGGATCTATAATTGTATCACCAACACCAAGTGCAACTTTTGCATACAAAATACATTATAATGCAGTGCCAGGTATATTTGAAAATAATGACACTAATTATATTAGTATGAATTTTCCAAATGGTCTGCTATATTGTTGCTTAGCAGAAACTTACGGTTTCTTAAAAGGTCCAGCTGACATGCTGCAATTATACGAACAGAAGTATCAACAAGAAGTACAAAAATTTGGAGGAGAACAAATAGGTAGAAGACGAAGAGATGATTACACAGATGGAACAGTAAGAATCCCAGTCAATTCACCAGCACCTTAAGGATTAAATTATGGCATCATCATTTTCAGATCTTGGTATAGAACTAATGGCAACCGGCGAAAATGCCGGTACATGGGGTGATAAAACTAATACCAATTTACAAATAGTAGAAAAAGCAATCGCTGGTTATGTAGAAAAATCTATCGCTGGTGGCGCACAAACAACAACTTTATCAATTACAGATGGTGATGCAACTGAATCAACATCTGTTGCAAGACATGCAGTTATAAAATTAACAGGAACTATTACAGGTAATCAAGTTGTAACTGTTCCAGATTCAATCGAAAAAGTTTACATTGTAACAAATGGCACATCAGGTTCTTTTACTGTTCAATTTAAAACAGCATCAGGAACTGGTATTACTTTTGGTGTATCAGAAAAAACCACACGTCTTGTTTATTCAGATGGAACTAATATTGTTGATGCAGGATTTAGTGGTGCGTCTGATTTAGAGGGAAGAGAATTAGTTTTAGATGCCGATGGTGACACAACTATTACAGCAGATACAGATGATCAAATAGATATTAAGATTGCTGGTGCAGATGATTTTCAATTTACAGCAAATACTTTTACCGCACAATCAGGGAGTAGTGTTGTCATACCAGATGGCGGTCTTACTTTAGGAAGCACAGCAGTTACATCGACTGCAGCAGAATTAAATTTATTAGATGGAGTGTCAGGATTAGTACAAGCAGATTTAACAAAACTTGCAGCAGTTGATTCAACTGCAGCAGAATTAAATATTGTTGATGGTGGAACGTCAGCTACATCCACTACATTAGCAGATGCAGATAGAGTTGTTGTTAACGATAATGGAACAATGGTTCAAGTTGCATTAACAGATTTTGAAACATATTTTGAATCTGCATTAGATACTTTATCTAATGTTACTACTGTAGGTGCTTTAAATTCAGGATCTATTACTTCAGGATTTGGAACTATTGATACAGGATCTTCTACAATCACAACAACAGGCTTAATTACTGGTGGATCATTAGATATTGATGACGTTTTAATTAATGGGTCAAATATTGGACACACAGATGACACAGATTTATTAACAGTTGCTAGTGGCGTGTTGACAGTAGCTGGTGAAGTATCAATGACTACACTTGATATTGGTGGCACTAACGTAACATCGACTGCAGCAGAGTTAAATATATTAGATGGTGTTACATCTACAGCAGCAGAATTAAATATACTTGATGGAGTTACATCTACAGCAACAGAATTAAACATATTAGACGGTGATACGTCAGCTACATCTACTACAGTTGCAGACGCAGATAGAGTTGTACTAAACGATGGTGGTACAATGAAACAAGTTGCAGTCACAGATTTAGCTGCATACTTTGATGATGAAATAACTGCAATGTCAAACCTGGTAACTACAGGTGCACTAAACAGTGGTTCTATCTCTAGTGGTTTTGGCAACATAGACATAGGTTCCAGTAATTTAACTGCAACAGGGACTATATCTTTAGGTGCTACATCTTTTAACGACAATGCAATAACTAATGTAGGTAACATAGCACTTGATTCTATTAGTGCAGATGGAACAGATATTAACGTGGCAGTTTCTGATAACTCAGCAACTGCATTTACAATTAAACAAGGATCAGATGCTTACTTAATTGTTGATACAGCAAACAGTAGTGAATCTGTTTCGATAGGTACAGGTATATCAGGAACTGCTATAACTTTGGGTCACAGCACATCTGAAGTAACTGTAGCAGACAATTTAACTGTCACTGGTGATCTTACAGTATCAGGCACAACAACCACTGTAAACTCAACAACTGTTAATTTAAACGATCACAATATTGTATTAGACACTGGCAATAGCACATCAGCAGTTATTAACGGTGCAGGTATAACTATTGAAGGTGGTTCAGGTGATGATGCTACATTTACATACAATACTACAGGTCCTAAATTTGAATTAAAACTAGGTTCATCACATGAAGATTTACAAGTTGATCAATTAATAGCAGCGTCTCTTGATATATCTGGTAACGTTGATGTTGATGGCACATTAGAAACAGATGCATTATCTATAGATAGCACAACAGTTACAGCTACAGCAGCTGAATTAAATTTAATTGATGGCGGTGCAACCGTAGGCACAACTGCTATTGCTGATGGTGATGGTATCATTCATAATGATAATGGAACCATGAGAGTAACTACTGTTCAAACTTTTAAAACATATTTTACAGATGGAGTTACAGCTTCTTCTATAGCAGCAGATGATATTGCAGCAGGGGATGCAGCAGTTACTTTAGGTAACGGTAGCACAAGTGCTGACATAACAATAGATTCTGGAGCAGATATTGTTTTTGATGCAGATGGTGGAGATTTTAGTTTTAAAGATGGTGGAACTGAAATTTTAAAAATTTCTAATTCATCTAGTGATGTAATTATTAAACCAATTGTTGATGCTAAAGATTTAATATTTCAACAAAGAGATGGCACAGAAGTGGCTAGAATTGAAGACAATGGCACATTTAATATTGTAACAGATAAATTAGCTATTAACGGAACAGCAGTCACATCTACAGCAGCAGAGCTTAATTTACTTGATGGTGTTTCTGGATTAGTACAAGCAGATTTAACAAAATTAGCAGCTGTAGATTCTACAGCAGCAGAGCTTAATATTGTAGATGGTGGAACATCAGCTACTTCTACAACTTTAGTTGATGCAGACAGATTTGTAGTCAATGATAATGGGACTATGGTTCAAGTAGCAGCATCAGATTTAACTACATATATTAATTCTAACGCCAATTTTGCATCGGTTGGAAAAGCTATTGCAATGGCAATCGTATTCGGATAAAAGGAGAATAATATGGCAACACCAAATATAGTAAACGTAGCAACAATTAATGCTAAAAACGCTACAGGAGCAGTGACTACTTCAAGAGCATCAGCTGTTGATGTACCTGCAGATAAAGTAGCAAAAATAAACACAATACTTATTGCTAACATTGATGGATCAAACGCAGCAGATATTACAATTGAAGTTAGTGTCGACAATGGTTCTAACTATGTAAAAATAGCAAATACTATTTCTGTACCAGCAGATGCAACACTAAGTTTTTTAGAAAACCCAATCTATTTAGACGAGACAGATATATTAGCAGTCACAGCAAGCGCTAATAGTGACCTAACTTATTTTGTTTCTTATGAAGAACTAGACGACGCATAGGAGGTTTTATAAGCTATGGCAAATGGCGGAATTATAGGACCAGTTCAAACAGTACAAGAAGGATCAACTACAGCTGCAAAAGTAACTACATTTAATTCATCAGGAACTTTTACTGCAGCAGTAACAGCGAATGTTGATTATTTAATAGTCGCTGGTGGCGGTGGAGGTGGTGCTAATAGTAATGGAGCTGGAGGTGCAGGTGCAGGAGGTTATCGTGCAACAGGTTTTGGACCAAGTCCACTTAGAGGAAGTGCTGTACCAGTCACTGCATGTTCAACTTATCCAATAGTAGTAGGTGGTGGAGGTGCTGGTCACAATGGTGATCCAGAAAACGCAGGTGATGGGGTATCAGGTAGTAATTCATCTGCTTTTTGTATTACATCAGCTGGAGGTGGTGGAGGCGGTGGTGCTGGCGCTGGAGTAGCAGGAGGTTCTGGTGGTGGATCAGGACAAGGACAATCGGGTGTTGGAGCAGGAAATACTCCTCCAGTTAGTCCTCCTCAAGGAAATAGTGGTGCTCAGTCAGTGCCTCAAGAACGTGGAGCTGGAGGTGGTGGTGCCACTGCTACCGGTTCATGTGTAACAGGAGGGGCAGGTGCTCCAAATACAATTACAGGTTCAGATGTAACTTACGCTGGTGGTGGCGGCGGTGGAGCAAGAAATTTTCCAGCTGTTCCTGGTTCAGCTGGTTCTGGTGGCGCAGGTGGAGGTGGAAATGGAGCAAAAGGTGGTGGCGGTGGTGCTGGAACATCTAATACTGGTGGCGGTGGAGGTGGTGCTGGAAGATTGCCAGGTACAGGAAATTTTATAGGTGGTGCTGGAGGTTCAGGAGTGGTAATTATTAAAGAACCTGAAGTTGTTAATCCAAGCACTGCACCTGGATTTTGGACATTAAATGAAGTATACGATCTTCGTAAAAGTGGAGAGTGGACTGGATTTTAAAATAAAATTAATATAGAATATATGTTTTAAGGAGAATATAAAATGGCACATTTTGCAGAACTAGAATCAAAAACAGACCCAACAGGATTTACATCTGATACTCATCAAATTGTAAAAAGAGTCGTTGTAGTAGATAATGCACACGTACCTTCTAATGAACATGTTGATGGTGAAACATGGTGTGTAAATTTTTTTGGTGGTGGAACATGGAAACAAACATCTTACAATCATAATTTTAGAAAACAATATGCAGGTATTGGTTATAGATATGACGCATCTAAAAACAAATTTATTGTACCACAACCTTTTGCATCCTGGACACTAGATAGCAGTGACGATTGGCAAGCACCAGTAACATTTCCATCAGTAGAGGATGGATCAGGTTTTACATACATAATTTCATGGAACGAAACAAAATATAACGCCAACAACACAAGAGGTTGGGAAGCAACTAAATCAAACGACACCGCGGAAACACCAACAGTATACGATTGGAACGGCACAGCTTGGGTGTCCGCATAGGAGACTTAACTAATGCCTAGAACTAATGGCGGAATTATTGGCAGAGTAAATAGAGCATCTTTTGGTGAAGATGAAGTTACTAGTAAAACATCTAGTTCGTCACTTACCACAAATCCTGGAACAAGAGTTGTAAATGTAGCTATTGTTGCTGGTGGATCTGGTGGTAATGCTGGAAATGTCTCTAATGCTGGCGGAGGTGGCGGTGGCGGAGGTATAGTTTGTCAAGAAGTATTAGTTTGTGGCAATTCACCTTATCCATTTACAGTAGGAGCTGGAGGAGCTGGCGGTACTCACCCAACAAGTCCAGGAACTGGGCCAGCTGCTTTTGCAGCAGCAGGATCTAATTCAACAGGTCTTTGTTTAACAGCTACAGGTGCACCTACGCATATAAATGATGCTCCTGGCCCATCTGCTAGAGTTAGAACAAGTGGTGCTTCAGGTGCTCCTCAATCTAATGCTGGTGGAAATCCATCTGATAGAGGTTCTGGCGGAGGTGGTGGAGCTGGAGCTGCAGGTGGAAACTCTCCAAGTAATGCAGTTGGCGGTGCTGGTGGTAATGGTTTATCAGTATCAGTAAATTGTACTACCTATGGTGGAGGTGGAGGTGGAGCTGGTTGGGAAGCATCATCAGGATCTGGTGCAGGAGCTGGAGGCCCTGGTGGCGGAGGAGCTGGAGGAGCAGGAACTGCAAATCCCGGAAGCAATGCATCAACAAACACTGGAGGTGGAGGTGGAGGTGGCGCTGGAGATTGTGGAATTAGTGGAACTAGATCAGGTGGTGGTAATGGTGGATCAGGAATAGTAGTAATAAAAGAATTAAACAAAGCAAGTGGTGTATGGAATTTAAAAAGTCAATTTGCAGCAAGAAAATCTGGAACATGGCCTAAACCTTTAACTGCTTATAATATAGATTATTTAGTAGTAGCTGGTGGTGGTGGCGGTGGTAGTAAAGGTCAAGAAGATGTTGGTGGTGGTGGAGGAGCTGGAGCTGGAGGATACAGAGCTTCTGGTTATGGCCCATCCCCATTAAGAGGATCAGCAATACCTTTTAGTTCTTTTGGATCACAAGATTTTCCAATTACAATTGGAGCTGGTGGAGCTGCAGGCCCTAGTGGCCCAGGCCCGTCTGGTAGTCCGACAAGACAAGGTGTTCAAGGAAGCAACTCAGTATTTAGCACAATCACTTCAACAGGTGGAGGCCACGGAGGAAATTCTGGTGGAGCATCACCTGGGGGAGGAAATGGTGGATCGGGAGGCGGAAGTCCAAGTTTTGCTCCTATAGGTAGTGGTAATACTCCTCCTGTTAGTCCACCACAAGGGAATAATGGTGGACCTGGTTCATCTAACGCTGGAGGTGGCGGTGGTGGAGCAACCGCAGTCGGAGGAAGTGGTGGTCCAGGTGGAGCAGGAAATGGTGGAGCAGGTGCACCTAACGATATTAATGGATCAGCTACAACATACGCTGGTGGCGGTGGTGGTGGAGGTTATACAAGTAAACCTGCTGGTTCTGGTGGAGCAGGAGGAGGTGGTGCAGGAGCCGTTGATGCTAATGCAACTGCTGGAACAGCTAACACTGGAGGTGGTGGAGGTTCAGTTGGAGGGCCAAACACAAGCACATCAAGAGCTGGCGGAGCTGGTGGATCTGGTATAGTAATAGTTAGAGGACCTAGTGACGCTACATTTAGTGTTTCACCTGGAACTAATCAAACTTCAACTACTCCAGGTGGATGTAAAGTTGCAACATTTACAGTTTCTGGGACATTGACAGTTTCATAAAAATAGATATATTGTTTTTA